GATGACTGTGACCCAGCGGTCTGGGCTACAAACTATCTTCATAAGCGTTATGAACATAATGATGAAGAACGTATTTGGTTCGCTTGGTTGTATGGTAACACATATCAACTGCCAACTGCTTGGGTTCTTAAGAACGAATTCCCTGACTACGAACTTGCCACGGTAGATCGTATCACTCAATGGAATACAACCAACTACAAACGACTCCGTTACCAGACTGATACGAAATGGAACAAGGGTCATCTTCCAGCAATGTTTGAATCGTATCAAAACTTTATTGGAAAGAAGACTCAACGTGAAACACTCGAATCGTACTACGTCGGTGATGCTAAAGAAAACTTTGATGCTCTGTGGAGCGTTCTTAAGTCAAGGCTTCATAAGTTTGGTCGTTATTCTACTTGGTTCTATATGCAGCATCTTAAGCACACTGCTGGTATTGACATTGAGCCTTCTTCTCTTATGTTGGATGATTATGATGGTTCCCGTTCTCATCGTAATGGATTACTTCTTGCCGCTGGGCGTGATAACGATGTTGATCGAAAACTCACTGGAAGCGAGTATGGAGACCTTGAAGCATTTGGCGAGGGAATCAGGGTTGAAATGCTAGACAGGTTTCCTGAACTAGCAAATCAGATTGACTTCTTTACTATGGAAACCTGCCTTTGTTCTTTCAAGAAAATCTTTAGAGCAAAACACGGTCGTTATCTTGGTTATTACCTAGACCGTCAAGCTGAAGAGATTATCAAAGCCGAAGGTGATGGATGGTATGGTATTGATTGGAATGTTATGTGGCAATCTCGTAACGAAACCATTGACCTTCGATTAGATCACAAGAATGGAATTGATAAAGAAAAGTTTACTTATTTCCTTAATTCAGGTAAAATAGATAACTTAGAGTGGATGTTTGAAGATGAAGAAAAACCCTTAATGGGATTGGAGATGTTTACATGAACCCAGATGGAATTAATATTACAAGTGATTATATGGATATTGTTGGCTCTGTTATGAAAAACGATGAAGGTACTTATTCCGTTGTAACACCTAATGGTCTTTCGCCAATTGGTATTAATAACAGTGGTGTCGATAGTTGGTCAGCTGCCAATATTACAACCTCATCTAATACTGTTGGCGTTCTTTCTGGTGCCAGCAGGATTAGACCAACTGTAGACCAGATTATGGATGAGCATAGCCTCAATCGTATCGCTGTTGATCATAAAGTAACAGCGCAAGAACTATTAAAACTACAAGAGGTTGCCCCTGACTATGCCTCTGAAATTAAAGAGAACATTGCCAAGAATCTAGCACGTGATATTGCTAAGAAGGTTATGTTCAAAAAGAAGCACGATAAAGATGCTGACGTTCATCATTTTATTGGTCGTGTTTGGGTATTCACTGATGAAGAACTGAAAGAGTTGCTACAAAATGTTTATTGAACGAATTAAAGCTAACGACGAGATTAATATCCAACTTATTAGAGCGGAGAAAAAAGTGAGAAAACTTATTGCTGTTGGTGGTAGCCCAGGAACTGGTAAAACTACTCTGTTTCGTAAGTATATGGAAAGTAAAGTATTCCAGCCAGTTGAGCCAGCCAAGCTAGTTTCAGCCATGTATAATACTGAACGCGATCTATACATCCTCGGTAAGTATGAAGAAGGTGAAGTATTCGCTGGAACCGATCGTCTTTCTATGGCAGTCCAGCCAGCTATGCAGGAATGGATTGCAAACCATAACTGCAACGTTCTCTTTGAAGGTGACCGAATCTTCAATCAGTCTTTCCTAGAGTTCGCTATGGGTCTCCCAGATACTGAACTTCATATCATCTTTCTGACTGCTCCAAAAGACCTTCTGGAACAACGATATAAAGATCGTGGGTCAGACCAGTCCGAACAATTCCTAAGAGGTCGGGAAACTAAATATAGTAACCTGTTATCAAATTTTGACTTGATGTCTTATATTACTGAGTTTGCTAATACTAACTTAGAGGAACAAGCGAAAGTCTTAGCCTTCCTAGAAGGGCAATTAGGGTAAGGTTTAGACTTTCTAGGAGGTTATATGAATTTCCTAGAACAATCTAACTTTGACTGGATGGAATTGCTCAATTTCTATGAGCGACCATTCCGAGCTAAACTCAACCCATCAAAAATATGGAGAGACCTAGACGAGTATAAAAATGACTCAGTCGGTCTCTCCAACTACTTTAAGAAGTGGAGAACTAAAGTAGAATTCAGACCACTACAAAATAAACGTGCAACAAAATACGTTTACGTTGGTGGTGAATATTCTCCAGATGACCGTCAATGTTCAATCCATATCTATTCATTGGATTTTAATAAACACCCCTTTGAACAGAAGAACTGGGATAAGTTTAAGTATCGCGTCATCCAGACCCTTATGCATGAGATGATTCACTTCATGCAGTACGATCGTCGCAACGACGAGTACAGTAATTATATCCTTCCACATAAAAAAGTTGGTCATTCCCTAAAAGATGCAGAGAGAAAATATCTTTCAGAGTTTGATGAGATACAAGCATATGCTCATTGCGTCTATCTTGACTTCAAGGTCTACCGACCAAATATCCCTTTAGAAACCCTACTCGCCAGAGTTAAGACCAAAAGAGATTCTTCCACTTTACATTATATACTCAAAACATTCGACTACGATTTTAAGAATAACTTCGCTATCCCTAAGTTAATGCAACACATAGTTAAGTGGGATAGGAAATATAAACTAAATATTAAGAATGTATATTGAGGGTTATTAATGGCAAAACTGGCAGTTAAAGATTTCAAAGGTAAACATGGCGAGACTCGCATCATTGCCTTATTAGAAAAGCTGATTGAAGGTGTTAAGTCGCCATTCACAACAGCTGACGGTAAACAACAACCATTTAATAGAATCTCCTATCCAGACCCACGTACTGGTAAGCTAGTTTCTAAGAACGCATTAGACTTAGCAGACTCTGCTGATATTGCCAATGTCATTCGAGGTGGTTCGGTTTCATTTAAGCAAATCAACTTGACATATGAACGCAACGGTCAGGTTTCTGCCCTTGTTCCTCTAAGTGATATTATGAAGACCGAGGACTTCGGTGGTAAAAGTAACCGTGGAGATATGGCTGAGATTATCTTCAGCGCAGCCATTGCTTGCCGTTTCTTAAATAAAAACCAAGCTGTAATTGACTCGGACGTTCTAGATATGATTAAAAGGTTGAACGACTCTGATACCAAGCAGATCATTGGACCACTTAAATCTCCGAATAAAGAACCGAAGGTTGTTGATGATTTATATTGGGAAGTAAACTCAGCTTTGATCAACATCAAAGCCTTAAAGAACCCGCGACACATTAAGAACCTGAAAGGTATTATCAACTCCAGCGTTAAGTACGCTAATTCAACCACTGTTGCTGCGAACGCAAAGGTTGTTTATGAAAACAGTTTATACAACAGGATTGAAGTAAAAGCTATTGGTACAGTTGCTCAAACTGATACTAAAGTTGACGTGTATGTTGAGATCGACAATAAGAAAGTTGACATTAACGTTTCTCTAAAAGCAGCTGGTGCTAAACAGTTTGGCCAAGTTGGTGGCGGTGGATTAGAAAAACAAAAAGAACTATGGGCAACTTTGGTTGACATGAAAATCTCTCCAACATTGGAGAATAAGTTCTATGATGTGTTAAAGTCTGATGGATTAATCGCTGCAAATACTGAAGTCTATAAAGGTATGGCTATCGAGTTTAACCGTAAGATGACATCAAACCAAGACGCTGTTTATACTAGCCTTGCTGATGGAATAATGTATTTTGGCACTAGAAACGATCCATCAGTTGATATGGTGAGTTTGACTAACAAAGAAGCCATGATTTATAAATTCGGGAATCTATCAGAAGCCCTTCGTTTAAAGAACAGAGAACTTAAAGCAGTTTTTGTTTCAAATAAAACAAAACCAGAAATCAGATTTCAAGACTCAAAGACTGGTGCTATCTTAATCACTGTTAGATTAAAATCTGAATCTAAAACAAATTATATCCGTCACTATATCGAAAAGGGTAAGATGATGACCGAGCTTGTGGGTTTGGTTGCAGCCTAAATATACTACTATGCTAAATTTCCTAGATTTCCTAAAAGAAGAAGCCGAAGGTGCTAAACTAAAGCACATTCATCACGCTGAAGATAGACCTTTCCTTCACGGTAAAGAAGGTTTTGAACATGCTGAAGGTGCTTTAAAACAAGCCCACGAACATATGAAGTCTGGGCATGTTAGTAATGACCTGACAGAGAAGTTTGACGGTTCTCCATCTATCGTGTTTGGTAAGCACCCAGAGACTGGCAAGTTCTTCGTTGCTTCTAAATCCGCGTTCAATAAGAACCCGAAGATTAACTATACCCCAGAAGATATCGACAGAAACCACGGGCATGCTCCTGGTCTATCTTCCAAGTTAAAAGATGCTCTTGCTCATCTACCAAAGGTTGCCCCGAAGAAGGGAGTTTACCAAGGTGACTTGATGCACACTTCTGAAGACCATCAGACTAACCCTGATGGTTCAGTTTCATTTACACCGAATACAATTACCTATACTGCTCATGGTGATGAAGCGGAAAAGGTTAAGCGATCAAAGGTTGGCGTTGTAGTTCATACCAAATACGAAGGTAAGAACCTTGATGACATGACAGCCACGCCAAACGTTGATGATAAAGATTTCAAATCTCATCCAGACGTTCATATCCATACTGCCAACTTTGACACTAAGAAAGTTGACTATCCTGATCACGCTCAGAAGCAATTTGAAAAACACATGCACGCTGCCCGTGATGTTCATATGAAGAATCCAGATATGTATAAACATATCGATCGCCACGGTGGTGATGCTGGTCACTTGGCGACATATATTAACCAAACAGTTCGCGATGGTTCTAAGCCAAATACAGAAGACTTTAAGAAGCATGTAATGGATAAGTACCAGAAGATGGCTGATAAGGTTAAGACTGATAAGTCTAAAGAAGAAAAGATTGGTCAAGGTGAGGGTCAACTGGCTCATATTGACTCCCACAAAGAACATTATGATGCAGCTTTTAAAATGCATAGTCACTTGCAAGCTGCTAAAAATACATTAGTAAATTCCCTTGAATCGCACAAGGGTGGATATAGCTACTCGATCAATGGCGTTGAATCTAAACCAGAAGGATACGTTGTTAATCATAAAGGTGAACCGACTAAGCTAGTAAACCGTGCTGAGTTTGCTCGTCAGAACTTATTAAAGGTGCGTAAATGATTTCATTTAAAGAATATTTAGAAGAAAAGAAAAAGAATCCTTGCTGGGCTGGGTATGAAGCCATCGGTATGAAAGATAAGAACGGTAAGAAAGTTCCAAACTGCGTTCCAGTTAAAGAAGAAAACGAACTGGATGAAGCAGCTACTGCTGATGCTAAAGGTCATAAGTCTGCAACTGGTGGTCTTACTCAAAAGGGTCGCGATGCTTATAATCGCGAACATGGTAGCAACCTAAAAGCACCTGTAACAACTCCTCCATCTAAACTAAAGGCTGGTAGTAAAGCTGCCAATCGTCGTAAGTCTTTCTGTGCGCGTATGTCTGGCGTAGATGGTCCAATGAAGAAGCCTAATGGCGAACCTACTCGTAAAGCCTTGGCTCTTAGAAAGTGGAATTGCTAATGTTAGACTTTTTGGGTTTTCTCAGAGAACAAACTAACCAACGCCACGGTGTATTGGCGTTTGGTCGCATGAACCCTCCAACTGTGGGTCATGAAAAGTTAGTTGATAAGGTTCATCAAATCGCAGACAAACATGATGCAATTCATGCTGTTGTTCTTTCTCATAGTCAAGATGCCAAGAAGAACCCATTAGACGTTGCCACTAAAGTTAAACATGCTCAAAAGGCATTCCCTAATACTAACATCGTAGGTGCTTCTAAAGAGCAACCAACTATTATGCATCACGCAGCAGCTATGTATGCTGCAGGTGCTCGTCATTTACACGTTGTCGCTGGTTCTGATCGCGAAGAAGAATATAAGAAATTATTGAGTACATATAATGGAAAAGACGGAAAGCACGGTTATTATAACTTCAAGTCTATCAATATCCATTCTGCTGGTCACCGTGACCCAGATGCTGAAGGTGCTGAAGGAATGTCTGCTTCCAAAATGCGCGAGCACGCTGCAGCTGGAAACCAAAAAGAATTCCACTCTGGGTTACCGAGCCATATGTCAGATAAAGATAAATCTGCGGTCTATCGTGATGTTAGAAAGGCGATGGGTCACGATTGATCTCATTCAAAGAACATATCGTAAAGACTGGAGATAAGTACAGGCTAGTCTCCAAGTCTACTGGTAAAAACCTTGGAACCTATGACACCAAGGCTGGAGCTGAAAAACGAGAACGACAAGTTCAGTATTTCAAAAACGCTAAATAATACTGTTACTGATATACTAATGGATTAAATGAAGAAATACAAAGACCTACTAAGCGAACTACCATCCAAAACCGTTGTTGTTACATACGGACAGTTTAACCCACCTAGTACTGGGCACGAACTATCAATCAAGGTAGTGCGAAAGCTAGCAAAACAGCGCAAGGCTGATCACATTGTCTTCGTATCTACCGCTTCAGGTAAGAAAAATCCCTTAGAAATTAGTAAAAAGATTCAGTATTTGGAATTGATGTTTCCAAATACAAAATTTGTCGCAGCTAAAGATGACGTTGATTGTATTGGTCCTCTTAACAAGTATAAGAACGTTATCATGGTAACTTCGGCAGATAGTGTAAACGTATATGCGAAACTTTTAAAGCGTGGACAGTTTGAGTTTGAAATTGTAAAAGCAGGGCAAACTGACCCAGATTCTGACGATAAACTGATCAAATCAGCTAGTAAGGGTGAATACCAAAGTTTCAAAAATGGCTTACCAACAACTGTTAGAGATTTAGACGGTAAGCGTCTAATGAATGATATTAGAATTGGTTTAGATTTAGAACCAATCAAAGAACAAATTAACTTAGTTAAAGACGATCTACGTGAACAGTATTTCCGTGGTGAGATTTTTAACGAAGGTGATATCGTTGAAAGCGATAATACAGTATATAAGATTATCAAACGTGGCTCAAACCATTTGTTGTTACAGAATGAGTCTGGTTTAAAAGTGAGTAAATGGATTCAAGACGTACAACTAACCGAAAGAGAATTTATGTTAGACGAAAAACAATTACAAGAATCTGACGCTACTAGTGCCACTGGATTAGCTGGAGGCAATAAAGAAGCTAAGAAGGCTCAAGCTGATACAATGAAGATGAAACTTGCTCTTGATCAAGCTAAAGAAAAAGAAGACTTAGCAAAACAACAAGAACGAGAGCGTCAGAATATCAAGAACATCCCTGAAGCTAAAGATTCTCCAGTTGTTGATACTTCTAAGAAATATAACATCGCCAAGTCTATCATGAGCCTAAGTGACTTCCGTAAATCCACTGGTCAAATGAATAAAGACGAAACAGAGATTCACAATAAAGTCCACGATGGTTTGATTGGCAATGTACACATGGGTGACAACCATGGTCACCGTCACCGCAAAGTAAAATATCATCTAGGCGAGGAAAGCGTTGACGAAGCTCGCGATGATGCTTATACTCGTGATTATAAATCTAGCGTCTCCGGAATGGGTCACCACCAATCTCGCGCTTACCATGCTGATGGTGGAGCCAATGATGAAGGGTGGGGTAATGAACGCCATAAGCCACGTTCTACTATGGATCG